ATTTTTCTGATAGGGAGCGAAAAAATATCGAATCGAGAGACTTAGAATTCATTGGTCGCATCCTGTATTCTGTCTACGATAGAATGGCAAACGCCATCCGCGACTATCACTTGATGCTCGGGCACTATGACGCACCGGGCGTGCAGTGCTTTTTAGAAACAGCGAAACGCGCTCAACTGACGGCAGACGCCGAAAAAGCAAGGGAACACGCCCAGAAAGAAATGCGATCCGCAACTTATGATCTCGACGATGCAGATGCAATTAAACTTCTGACAGGTAAGGGGGCAAGCGCATGAAGCTTCTATACTGCGCCCGCTGCACGACGCCGCTGATGAGCGCGGCCACGGTGCTTGTCTGCCCGTGCTGCGGGGCTGCTTACCGTCAGCGCGGCACGCGCTTTTCCTTTGTCGCCGATCTATCCGGCGTATCCGTCAAAGAGCTGATGCAGAGCATGGAGGTCACACTATGAACGATAATGACAGATTCTATCCTGTCGTGCAAACGCCGCTCGGAAAGGTGCTGCTCATTGGCACGACTATGACCGTCGAGCGCAAACGTGAGCTTTTTGGAAAGAAGGTGCAAACAGATGAGCGCAAATAGCCCGTGTCTCCGAGCACATGACCTGATCGACAAGCTCGCCATGTCACCGTCGACTTACAAGCGCCGCACTGCGCCGCAAAAAGTCGCCTCGTCAAAGGAGAAAGCCGAACCGCCTAAAAAGGCTGCTATGCCCCCGGCGCGCCGTGAGGAACCACAGCAGGCCACTTGCGAATATAGCGAGAGCTGCTTCACCTGTCCGTTGAAGGATTGCATTCAGTCGGACAAGGCTTGTGAAAAACTGAATTGTCTGTAAGAGGAAAGAGGACTGCACAAAACGGTGCAGTCCTCTCTTTCCTTTTATCCCATCATTTTTGACACATGCACTACGCCATTATTTTTTGAAATTCTCTTTAGCTACATTCTCAGCCGCTCGTTTCCATTTTTCCAAATTCTGCGCTTTAGATGCTTCAAACCAATATGCTTGCACCTGTGGATGAACGGACTTATTAAACACGAGGTTTCTGTCCATTTCAATCTTCTTTGAACCATAGCGGCTTTCCCACCCTTCATCTGTTAAAAAACCTGCGGCGTTGATCTTAGGGTCTACCAATACTTTTCCATGATACAGATATCTTGCATAAGGCCCCGGGTATACGACATAGTTTCCATCGACGTGTGAGCGATTTGTAAGTGATTTTGTCAACGCTGGAACAAATGGGGCAGTATCACTCAACACCTCTTCCGCAACCGTGTGTTCAGCTTTCGTGCAAGCCTTTGAAAAAGCTTTTTTCAGCTCGTCCATTCCGTCCATATGGACTTTGAATTTTAACCCCATTACGGCACAGTCCTCTCTTTCATCATTCCGCCGTCTGCAGCTCCACAAGCTGGTGAATCACTCGTTCCAGTCGCTCGAGCACGACATCATAGCCGAAGATAAACATTTGCAGTCTCCTTTCCCGTTAGTACAGCAGCACGGGCTTACCGGCTGCGCGCGTCATGTTGTTGATGTTGGGAACGACCACGCGGGCAAGCGTCTTACCATCCACAACGAGGTTCACATTGATGGGCTCGCGGCTGCCCTGTGCCAGCGCCTCCATGACGGCCTGCTTGATGGTCGAAAGCGGCGCTTCGACGTTCGTTCCGCTCTTCTGGTCGCCCAGTACAGCAAGAAATTCTTTGTTCGGGGGGATGACCGCGCCATGTGCGAGCTGCGGAATATCGTTGTACACAGGCGCATTGCCATCTAAGCTCTGCGCCGCCACCCGACGGCTGCGCGTTGGGGCCTTTGTTGATACGCGCGTACCGGTAAAGCCGGACGTTGCCTTTCTGACTTTGGAATCGTCCACACTGTCGACGAAGAATTTCAGCGCAAGGCCGATCGCCGCCGAGATAATGAACGCCGTACCGGCGCTGACGATTCCCAGCGCTGCAAGGCCAACGCCAAGAACACCGGCCAGCAGTCCAAGAAGTACGCTGCGCCCGATGCTGACAAGCCGCTGCGTGCCCTTCTTCGGGTCTTTGCGGACGCTGTAAATGCTCAGTCCGAGAATCAGGCCTAATCCCATGCCGACGACTGTACCGACGCCCGGCGTCACGATAGAACCGATGACTGCACCAAGCAGCGCGCACAGCACGACGATCAACTCGGAAAGAAGCTGCGATTTGCCGCCGTGTTCCTCGTCCCCCTCTGCAAAGCCGGTGAGATAGAGGCCGAGGATTGCACCCAGGCTGAGACCGGCCACGCCGCCGGTGATGCCAAGAAACACACTGCCGAGCAGCGCACCGAGCAAAGCCGTGATGACCACGATCCACGCATCCTCTGCGTCCATCTCGGTTTTCCATGTTTCGGGGTCAAGGCCCACAAGGTACAGCCCCAGCAGCACGCCGAGGGATAAACCGATGACGCCGCCCGTGATGCCGCCGAACGCCGCGCCGAGTGTTGCACCGAGCAGCGCCGTTAAAACGGTCAGCCATGTTGCCTTGCTCTTGGGGATAGCTTTCTTGTCAAAGCTCCATTTGAGGTCATCCACAACGATCTCAAGCCCCGCGCGGATGGTCTTAAAGATATCATTGATCTTCTGGAACACCTTGTCGAGCTTTTCCATCATGGGGCCTTCGTCAAAGTCAAAGTCCGGCGCAATGGCGGAGGCTCCGCCGCCACCGCCGCCAACGGACGTTGTCGTGCTGAGTTTGTTGATCTCATCGAACGCCGCGAGCGCGTCTGTCGCTTCCTTTGCCGCCTTGCCGGTCGCGTCAATGGCGGCAGTCTCTTTGTAGAGGTTTTTGCCCGATGTCTCCATGCTCTTCTTTGACTTACCGCTCAGAATCGAAATAATCGTCACGATCTCCGACACAATGGCCGCAAGCAGATTCATTAGCCACGTCAGCGCCGGAATGAGTACGTCCATCAAAGGCGCGGCCAGCGTCAGCAGCGCGCCTTTGAGGCGGGCAAAAGCGTCGGATGCCTCTGCGCTGGTCGCAATAGCCGCCTTGATCTGCTTGCGCAGCGCCATGAGCGCCGCCGTGATGACTGAGAATACAAGCATAGAGCGCGCTAAACTCTTGACCTGATCTCTGAAACGCGCGGCATACTGGCCCGCTTTGGCAAGCGCGGAATTCTCCGCCTCGCGCTCCCTGCGTTCCTGCTCCGTATTAGCGATCAACTCACCGGCAGCGACTTTTGCTTTGTCGAGCTTTACAGTCATGCTGTCGATGTTGGCGGTCGTCTCTTCGTAAGCAGCCGAAAGCGTTTTGACCTCCTTCGTCTGCGTGTGCAAAAGCTCCTCCTGCTGTTTGAGTTCCGCCTCCGCAGCAGCACGGCGGTCTAACACTTGTGCCTGATACTCGCTCTGTGTAAAGCCCTGCTTTTGGATCCACTCGCGATCATTCAGCCGTTCGACCTCTTTCCTCAACGCCTTTACGCGCTCTTCCGTCGCCTTTGCCGCCTGAGATGCGGCGTCGAGCTGCTTTTCAAGGTTCAGCTTATTGCCTGTTTCCTTTTCAAGCTCGCTATTCAGTTCGGATATCTTATCACGCAGCTTACTGAGCTTCTTTTGTGCTTTGGTCGAATCCAAGTCGCAGGAGAAGATCACGCTGCCGTCAGCATTTGCCATTCACAGGCTCCTTTCCCGCTCCCAGCCACTTAGAAATAGTCGTCTCTTCTTCCTGACTGAGTTTGCGCTTCATATTCACGAGGTCGCTGTTGCGGCGGTACCACTCGCGTTCATCCTTTTCAAGCGTCTTTCCTCGTGCTTTTTTGTCTCTGATGCGCACGACCTGAGCAAAGGTGCAGTCCCCGAGATCGTTATACGCACCGAGGAACGTCCACCAATGGACGCCCCCGGTGTTGGTCTCTGCATCATAAGGGATCTCGCGGATATCCCGTCCGAATATCCGGTTGATGGGCGGGAGGATCAACGGATAGTCCTGCTCCCAGTCAACCAGCTTCGGCGATTTCTTCTTGCCCGTCTCCTGTCCGCCGTTCTGGAACCATGTAAAACGGTCTACAGCTTCCTGCAAGTGCTGCGGCGGGATATCCTCAGGCGAGACATAAAACCTCTGCAAGATGCCCTCTGCGCGGTCAGTGCCGCTCAAATCAGGATCACTCAGCATTACGAAGATATCGAGGATAACGCGAAAGTCCGTGCGGATCTCATAGCTCTCTCCGCCGATCTCAACGGAGGTAGGCAAGCCCCAATTCATCGGCGATACTTTGCCGTGTACTTCTGAATGCGCGGATTCGTGGCTTTCTGCTCACGAGCAAAGGCGCTGTCTGTCTCATCCATCAGCGCAAGCAGGAAATTTACCCATATATGCAAGCCGTCCGCCATCGCATAAAGGTTCATGCTGCCAAAGATGCTGTCACATACCGGCTCTTCAAAAAGGCCGTCAATGATTTCGCGCATCTCCTTGTCGCGGCGGTCGGCGATGTTGAAAATCTCAACGCGGTCGCCGCACTTCTGCACCTCATCCGCGTATTTATCCTGCTTCTTGTCCAGTGTGTCAAACGCGTTATAAAGACGCTGGATAAATGCGCCGTCAGTCGGGTTGAATCGAATGATCACATAGCCCTGACCGCCGGCGACGGTGTACTCCTGCACGCCGTTCGCAAAACTAAGTTCCATAATTATCTCACCTTAAATTTGCTTTCAGGAAGCTTTGTATCAAAATGTTGATCTCTGCCGCTTATCGAAAATCAGAAGTTCTCCACGGCCTCGCCCGCGAGATCGTCCCATTTTTCGCTCATGCTGACAATTACACCGGGCGATTTGCGCCGGTAGCCGTCCCCGTCGCCGCAACTGTCAGAAATTGCCGAAATGCCATCCCATGCCCGCATGACTGCGCCCTCCCCGCTCTGGCAGTCAAGAGCGATAGCGTTAAGGGCTGTGGCCTCTCGGCGGCTGTCCGTAGTCTTTGCGGCTTCGGCTGCGTAGTGACCAACTAACTTTAACATGGTGTGGTTGCTGTCGAATCTCTCCATGAACGCGGAGTAATCAGCCGGGGAAAGAACGCCGGTTTTCATCAGCTCAAGGGCGTTATTGTCGATTGCGTCGGGGTTTGCAATATTGGCGGCGCGCACTGCCTGTTCCAGCTCGGCGCGGATCGTGCGGCGCGTGGTCTTGAAGTTGTCCCAAACGCGGGCGCTCACCTCGTTAAAGGTGGCTTCTGCGTCATGCAGCTTTAGCGCTGCGCGGGTTGTTCTAACCTGCTTTTCCTCGGCGCTGTCCCCGGGCTTCCATGCGTTAGCGTCACGGCTGGCCTGCTGCGCCTCTTGGAGTGCGCGGAAAGCGGTGTTGTATTCGCTGCGGGCTTCTTTGAAAGCCGTGTCGAGCTTTCGGGCGTAAATGTTAAACTGGCTCATGGTGTGTTCTCCTTTCCTTACAGTTGACCGCGCAGCATAGCATTGAAAAGAGCGCTGCTGGCCTTACTGTCCTTTGCTTTTTCCGTCAGCTCTGCCGCGTACTTCTCAATGGTCGCGCCCAGATCGGACGCGGCAATACGATTTGCGGAAAGATCACGACGGGCAAGTGCGGCGGCTTCTTCGTCGATATTGTGCTTGTCTACGCTGTCAAGGCTCACGCTGCTGCGGATTGCTTTATAGTTTTCGCTCTGTGCCTTGCGCGCCTGTTCCTCTCGCCGTGCCTGGTATTCGACTTTTAGGCGGCTTCTGGCGGCTCTGTATTCAGGGCTGCTACGCTCCAACTCGGCACGGGTGCAAGCGTCCAAATACGCCTCGTCGCTGTCATAGTCGCCGCGCTTTACAAGGTCAAGGGCGCTACTCAAATCAAAGCCGAAAGCGGCCTTTGCCTTTGCTTCTACGCTCTCGCGGGTTTCAATGTTGGCCTTAAAATCCATAATAAATTTCCTTTCTTTTTTTATGCGCTGTTGCGCTGTTTTTCTTAAAGGTCGATAATGATAACACATTCGCAGTCTGATAAATAATCTCGTGCTGCCTGTTCCGTTTGGAACACCTTTGCAGGGCTTTGTGGCGCTCTGCAAGCCGCCCACGCGCCATTTTCAAGCAAGGTCATAATTGCTACGCCCGTTTGCTTCTGCGCTGCAATCGCCTGTAAAGAGGCAATGCGGGCTTTAATTCCGCTATTCAAGGGCTTCACCTCCGATCTCATCACTCTCCAGCGCTGGCAATTCCAGCTTGCCGCGCTCAATGGCTTCGTCAAGCATCTGATAGAGGGAAAGGCTCAACGCGTCTAAGCCCTCTACCGGGTGCGGGTAAAGGACAATGCGCTTGCCATCATGGGTAAATGCGCCGTGCTGCATCAGGTAGTTAAACGGATCTTCTTTTGTGTGATATTCGCCGCCGCCCTCGACAATGAAGACGGTTTCGCCGCTTGCATGAGATTCCAAAAACTTGCGCAAGGATGCAAGACGTGCGTCAACGGTTGCCATTTAATTCCTCCTTCCAGCGTTCCAGCTCGTCAAGCTGCTGCATGATATCTGTGATCTCCGTGTACTTCACCGTCTGCCGTAAAATCTCTGCCGCGGCACTCACGCGGGTCTGTGCGGGCGCGTCTGCATCCTGCATGATCGTTGCCAGCGTATCCGCAGCGGCGTGCGCCCGCTCCTGCAGCACGTTACGCGCCGCTTCGGTTCGCTCGCGCCGTGCCTCGTTATACTTCTGCATAAACTCAGGGTCGCGTTTTCGGCGATAGATCGTCTGCTCGTTGATCTCGAGCTTTGCCGCCGCGCTCCGCACCGTCGCGGAGATCAAAAGCGCGTCAATAATGGTCTCGTCTCGAATTTTCTTTGCCAAAGTTTGAAAAGCCCCCTTTCCGGCTCTGCTTTATCTGACGTTTCAGTGTTTTTTATTAGTAATACTCCATCAGCGGTTTGCGGATACGCGGATGCCGCAAGGCTCGCAGCGCTTCCCGCCGCAGCTTTGGGTCGGGCTTTCGCCCGAACCAGAATTCACCGATGATGGCCTCGCGCTGTGCATTTGGCAGTTGTGCAAGTGCCGCTTGCACAGCCTGTTGAAAGTCCCGCTGTTCGACGTTCTCAAAGGCCTCTTCTGCTGCTTCATCTGAGATTGTGTCACCAAGCGTCAGGTCGCTGTCCTCGTCGCCTATCGGCTCGTCCATCGACCGGCAAACAGTGTTGATGGGGTCACATCGCGTCCGCTGTGTTCGCTGCCCGCAGGCTTCTGTGAACTCCGCCTTGAGCTTAATGCCGTACAGCGTGAGAAATTCACCCTTGTTCACATCCCATGTCGGCAGCGTGTCCATGAGGGCGATAAAGGCCACTTGCAGAAGGTCGCTTTCCTCGACACCTGCGCGACCTTCCATTGCCCGCGCCCATCTCAAGGACTGCTGCCATGCAAAGCGCTCAACCGCCGCCCAAAGGCTCAGAATGTCCGCCTCGCCCGCCTGCACCGCTGCTGCAATTTCGCTTGTTCGCTCGCCTTTTGTGGCAAGTGGTTTTGCTTGCATATCCGCTCCTCCTGTGGTAAAATCAGAATTGACAATTCGAACTCACCACAAGAGCGGTCCTCCCCGATTTGGGGAGGGCTTTTTTATAAACGGAAATGTCTGTTCATTGCCCGCTCGAATTTATCGCGGTCATCAACGGGCAGGTGCGGGATAAGCAGGTGCTGCAGTTCGTCACGCTGATGGTAGCGGTCACGCTCACAGCGCGCGGGCTTGGTTGATTTTAGAATGCTGTACGCTTCCAAGATAGTCATAAATCCTCCGCCATAAAATTTGAATTTTGACCATCTTTTCTTTCTTCTCTCCTCCGATATTCATGTGCCACCCTCCAAAAATCCGCCGCGGCGTTTTTTCTCTGGCTCACGATACGGCTCCGAGAGTTCAGTAAACTTTTGATGCGCACCGTCAAAGCTCATCTGCACAACACCCTGCCGCCCGCGGCGGTTTTTCGCAACAGAAACCCCAACCGTGCCGAATTCATCGACGCGCCAGAGAAACAGCACTTTCGAGCCGTTTTGCTCCAACTCCCCCGAATCCCTCAGGGAAAGCAGCGTCGGGCGCTCGGTATCGTTGACACCACGGTTGAGTTGTGCCGCGGCGACAATGGGAATCTGTAACTCGGATGCAAGGTTTTTCAAATCGCGGCTGATCTGTCCAAGTTCAAGATTTCGACTGTCCGCACGGCGGTCAGCCTGCATCAGGCCGAGATAGTCGATGACGATCAAGTGCAGATTTTGAATGGTCGCCGCCGCACCTCGAATTTGGCTCACCGTCACGGCTGGCTTGTCCCAAAAATGAAGCGGCAAACGTTCCAGCCGATTCGACACGGCTGCAATATCCGTCCACGTCTCATCGTTCAGGTCGCGGTCGATCAGGTTATCCATTGTCGCCATACTGCGGCGCGCAAGTAAGCGCTCGGTCAGTTCAGACGCGCTCATTTCCAGCGAAACGAAAAGCGTTTCGTTCCCGGCTCTGGCTGCGCTTTCTGCGATATCAAGCAAGAACGCAGATTTGCCGACACCCGGACGAGCACCGACGATGATAAGTTGTCCGCCCTCGAAACCCTTCAAGACGCTATCCAGTTTTGGGAACCCCGTATCGATACGGGACTGCTCCGGTGCTGAAAGGCTCCGCAAGGTCTCTGTAAGAGCCTGCGAGACACTTTTCAGCCGTCCGCCCGCATTGTCAAGGAGATGTGCCTTACAGAGTTCGGCAATCGCTGTCGCCGGATTCTCTTCATCGAGCGCCGCAAGCACCCCATCGCGTAACCGCTTTTCCGCGGCTTTGGTATGTAACAGGCGGGCATATTCCTCCGCGTGTGCCACGGTAGGCGTCACGTCGATGCACTCGGCGAGGAACTTACGAGGGTCATCCACAAGCCCGCGAAGACCGTCAGCGGCGATGTTCGCATCAAACGCTTTGCCCCGTGACACAGCGCTGTCCGCAGCGCCAAAAACTGTAGCGCAGGCGGAAATAGAGAAGTCCTCGACGCTCACGATCTGCCGCAGCTGCAAAACTCTCTTCGGGTCGAGACAGACCGCCGCGGCAAGGGAGTATTCGAATTGAGCCGTGTCGTTCATTGGCTGCCTCCCATCTTCGCCAGAAGCTGCGTATACTGCTTGCGGAACTTTCCTGCTGACAAGATATTCGTGCTCCAGAACGGATCAGACTGCGAAAACTGCAAGACCTCGTTGATATCTTCCCACCCGTGCTTGTCCAGTCGATTGCATTTGTCGAAGTCCGCCGCCCAATTCTGCAAGGTCGTTTCTGAATGCGCCGTGCAATTCGGCAAGCGCTCCTCAATCTGATCCGCGAGCCAGCGCGCAG